GGACACAATAACATACTTCGTATTAAGTAACCCTTATGTTTTCGTTTACGAATTTGAATTAGTTGATTAGCCATGAATAGAAACGAATACCGGGAGCGCTGCAAACATTACAGCCATTACAGCGGGCAGTGTTACAAAAAATCGTTCATATCGGGCATAGCAAACAATGTGCATGTGAATATGAAATGTGACGGTAAATGTCCTCGCATGAGGAATTACGATAAGAGAAACGGAATATTAATTGATAAAGAAAAGTAATCATGAAAAAGACAGTATATATCAGCCTGCCCATAACAGGGCGGGACATCGAAGACGTGGAAGCAGAGTGCAGATTTGCAGAAATAAGAATTAAGGAAAAGGGATTTATCCCGGTGTCTCCGCTGGTTGTATCATGCGATCATGATGCGCCTTATTCTGAACACATGGGGAAAGACATAGCAGCCTTGCTTGAATGCGACGCTGTGTATTTCCTTAGAGGATGGCATGAAAGCAAGGGATGTAATGCCGAATTTGAAATAGCAAAGATTTACGGTAAAGAAATAGTGTTTGAATGAAAATAACAGACTTAAGAATCGGTGACTGGGTGAGAATAAAACTCCCGTCACCACAAGGAGAGCGACTTTCAATACCGATGCAGGTAGTAGGATTGCTCTCTTGTTTTAATAACCCAAGCCCTAATGATACTGTGTATCTTGACTTTTCGGACAACGAGGGAGACGTTTGGGAAGAAGAAGTACAGAACTTGGTAAAAATGGAAGTAAAAAACGATGAGAGCAACCGAAAAGAAACTAAGAGACAGACACGCCCGTCTGCCTGAACAATACAAGAAAGTAGACACGACAGTCAACGGAGATGCAGAACACCTGATAGAGGAGCGCAAACAGCTTGAAAAGAACTTGGTTCCTCTTCGCCTTAGCAACACTACCGTTATCTACGTAACAAGGGATAAGCAAAACGAAGCGTATGCAGCAGTGGCACGTAAACGAATGGGAATAGCCGAACTTCGGAAAGCATTTGTTGACCCTCTCTCACAGGAGAACATTACAAAGATGTACAAGGAGGACGACATATCTCCTCGCAGAATGGCCGAAATATTGAATGTAAGCGTCAGGACGGTGTATCTAAGATTAGCCAAATACGGGCTTACAAAAGTGAAATGCAGATAATTAAAACTTGTAATTATGAAAGATATTAAAAGAAAATACAGTTTCTCTGATATAGAGTTTAAGCCTTACTTCACAGAGGAAGAGGTAAATTTTATCAAAAAAATAAGATTGACGAGTGATGCTGATAAGTACATGCAAGGAGTGGTTGAGTTTGAGAATGGTTATGGCATCAGCGTGCTTTTAGGAGGGCGGCCGTTTCAGTCAAACGGGAAAGATACATACGAGGTGGCCGTTACCTATGACGGCCATATAATCAATCGAGATAACGGGCAGTGGGTAGAATGCTTTTTGAACCGCAATGAAGTTGAGAAGCTGATGAACAATGTTGCCGGGCTTAATCCTATTGTTGTTGATTCTTTCGACAAAGGCGATTACCTGGTGTATAATTTTGATAAATATCATACATATATAGTCAGTCCGGGAAGAGAAAACATTAGATTGTTTGGTTCTTTTTACGAAAGAAGAAAAGCCACCTATGAAGAAAGAGAGAAGATATTCGAGAGATTGAGAAAATCATTAATTGTTTAAACAAAAGCTATGGAAGATAATACATTAGACCAAAACCTTTATACCACCGCAATGAAAGAAGCGCTAAAGGTGGAGTTCTTGGAAAGCAACGAAGAGATTAAACTATATGCCGCCTCGCTGTATAATGCGATGATATGGGGTAGAAATCATACGGTTAAAGTAAAATATTAAGTTTTTTATTTGGCGTTATAGAAAAAGGGCGTATATTTGCAGCGTTCAACTTTTATCCAAAGGCAAGCGGAAGCCTGCCATATGCAGGCGTTTTTTATGCTTGCGAGTTTGACGCTACAATATAGTGGCTGCCACCCCCATAGGTATAGTTAATGCTATATCTGCCTTTGGATAGGTTGAACAATGGGACAGGGCAGCCTTTTTCTTTGCCCTTCCGAAAAGCCGGATATGGGCAGGCTACCAGCCCTATAATGCCAATAAAGTTCAATAAATCTATGGCAGAAATTAACAATTTGGGAGAACTGCTCCCTATCAGTGAAAACAACGGGAAAAAAGCCGTTAACGCACGTTACTTACATTCTTTTCTTGAAAGTAAACAAGAATTTGCTAATTGGATAAAAGGGCGTATTAATAAATACGACTTTGTAGAAGGAAAAGATTTTGAAACGCTCTATTTTGACTATCAAGGTAACTTATTGAATATCAGACATGATAATTTTATCAAGCCTGAAAATCAGCAAGTTAGCAAAATAGAATATGCACTATCTATCGGCATGGCAAAAGAGCTTTCAATGCTCGAGAATAATGAACGAGGCAAACAAGCCCGAAAATATTTTATAGCATGCGAGGAAAACAAGCGTGAACTTTCCCGTAAGGAACTTCTTTTAATGGCTCTTCAAGCGGAAGAAGACAAGGAACGTTTAGCTTTGGAGAATGAAAAACAGCAGAAACAGATAGAAAGACTTAAACCTAAAGCTGATTTTGCTGAAAAAGCTTTTGCTATGGAAGGTAAGGTAGACATAGGCCAAGCCGCCAAAATTCTTAATCTTGGATATGGTAGAAACACCCTTTTCAAGAAGCTAAGGGAAGTTGGCGTATTCTTTGCAAATCGTAATGAACCTAAGCAGAAATACATTGATGCAGGCTACTTTGAAATGACAGAAAAGCCTATATCAAGAAAAAATCATCCTGGATTTATTGTAATGGTTGTGACATGTACTCAAAAGGGATTAGCATACATCAATCACCTGTTTGGCGGCAATCCCTCAGACGGGAAATTAGCAAGAATAAGATAAACTAATATTATTTTGGGTAGGCGTAATCAGTCTGCCCGCTTAAAACCTAAAACAAATATTCATCATGGAAAGAAATACAATACCTGCTAAAAAGCAATATGACGTCAGCGCAATGGGCGAATTTTTTAGAGACATTATAGCTCCTGAAGAACTTAGAAAAGAACTTGTAGAACTGGCGTTTGATTATGCGCAATACGTAGATGAAGGAAGCACATATTTGTTCAAAAACAATATGAGTACCATATACATACTGTATAGGGCACTGGAGGATGTGAAAGAATTAGAGACACAGGGTTAACAGCATAGCCAGTTTTACCGCAACAATAAGCGGTATAGCATTGCAAATAACATCCTCGGCTATCTTTAGAGCACGTTCCATTGCATCATAGCAAGCAGTCGGCAGAACATCCAGTGCGGTAAGTCTTCCGACTGCTTAATCAATATGTCTAATTGTTCATTCATAGCTATATTTTAGGCACATGTAAGACCAAATTTTATTATCTCCCGGCATCCAATCTTCATCGTCAAACCAAAAGGCATACGCCGCTTCGATAATATCCTCTCCGTCCAAAACCTTGCACAGATCGGCCCAAAAAGCATTAAAGGCTACGTATTTATCCCAGCGTGTGCATCCCGACGGGAAATTCTTGTTCTTGGTGGCTTCCTCTATCTGATCTACCGTCCAATATCCACCCTTGTGTTCGTTGCCTTCCTTGTCGGTGTACTCCATATCGGCAACATCGTGCATGGCAAACTCCTCGTTGTAATGGCATCCGCTCATGGCACCGTACAGCTTTCTTAACGCCAGCCAATACTTTTTAGGCTCTTTCTCTTTCATCGGCTCCAGCACATCCGAAAGAATGCGGGTACTCTCTATCATTACAGCTTCACCCTTGCCTTTGCCGTACTTTTCTATCAATTCATAAATAGTCATAATCTTTTCCCTTTCTTTTAATTAGTAGTATGTTTCTTATCTGAATATCCTGCTTGCACCTCTTAGTAACACCTCAAAAATGGCATCCCCGGTAAGGTTTGCTCCCACCTCCCGCCAAAAATTGGGTTTGCTTTGCTTTCTGATTATTTGAAGCAGCAAGTCCTGCTGGCGAAGGTGATGTTCGTTGTTCTTTTCAATGTCTTTTTGTAATAATAAAAGAGCCTTGACACCGTCATCCTTGCAGTTACCTATACACTCGTTGAGGTATTTGTCCATGCAATACTTCATAATCTTCTTGTTGCCCATATTGTTATTTCTTTCCGCATGACGGGCATTTAACCGTCTTTGCGGGCTTTGGTTTTACAATTACAAATCTTCCCATAACCGATCGTATTTTTTGTTTATATAAGCCAAAAGCAAATCAATCCATAGTGCGGCCAAAGCGCACAGAAAAGAAACAAGGATGCAACGAATAACCGGACCTCCGCATGCAATGCTGTAAGCCAGCGTGAGCCAAAAGCTGATACACTTGCTGCATTTCAGCTTCTCTGATAAGCGTCCTATCTTTCCCGGGTTTACCGGAACAAGTCTTTTCAAAATGCCTGATATGGCGTCGAAAAGTCCCAAATAGATGAACAGGCATACGGAAACGGTTATTATCATTGCATCCCCAATCATACACTACTTGTTTTTGGATGATTTGGTTTCGTTTGCTAAGCTTTCATCTTCACCAAGCAATGCAGCTACGGCAGGCGCAGGAGCAGGGCTTGTGACAGTCAGGCCGAACTCTATTTCCACCGCATTTGTTTTCGTGCAGCAGTCTTGTACGTTGGTAGGACTTACCAGCACATTAGGTGTAACGGTAAGTGTTGCCGATGTGGGTACTGTGGTTGAATAGAACGGTACGGTAATTGAAGTGAACACTGTATCCGTCTGCGGGCATACGTCACAATTGTTGCATCCGCATACGTATGGCAGATAACTTACCGAACCTACCAATTGGATAGACAGCGAATAAAGGTTTCCGCCTAAAGAATCAATAGACTTTAAAACGGCCCTCATGGTCCCGCTCAAAGGATATTGGGCGGTGATACAGATGTTCCGGTTACGACACAGATAATGAATCAGGTCAATGTAATACATTATTGGGGATGGTGTCGTAGTCCCTGTGGCTACGGGGACAAGCTCCAATACGGAGGTTTGTCCCGATTTGTTTTTACAACAGCTCATAATGAATCGTTTTTTTATTAATATTATTCAGCAACGGGTTCCTCTGCTGATTGAGGGTATTTCTTTGGAGCCGGCACCCGGCTCTTCATCTCTTTTACAGAATCAGGCGTTCCTACACCCAGCAGCACATCGAGTTTTGCTTCAATGTTTATCAGCCGTTGTTCCGTAGCTATCAGGAACTTATTGTTTGATACTGCTATCTCGTAAATGGCTTGTATGTATTCGTTCATATTGTTTTGTTATTTAAAATATTTGATGATTTGATTTTTTACAAACAGGTTGTCTTTCCATTTAAGAACGCACTCTGTCAGCTTTTGTGCTGTTACCGCTCTTCCCTCGGCAGCATGTTCGTTTACAAAGTTCTGCAATGCCTTTGAGGCTGCATCCGCTTCTTCCTGCGTATCGGCATATACTTTAAAATTTATTTCAAATCCTTTCATAGTGCATTTGTTTTAATTACAACGGAGGCAGAGGCGGTGATACTGGAGCAGCACCCGAAGGCGGCATTCCACCTCCTTTTTTCAGGCTTTTCAAGAACTCTATGCCTTGCATGATGTCGTTCTGATTTTCTTTCACCCAGCCGAATATCGTTCCGGCAGTATCCCTTACCTGTTGCATGGTTGTGGGAGGTACAACATCAAACGTAGGCAGTTCTTCCATGTCCTTAGCGAGAAAATCATACAGCTTCTCCGCTTCCTCTACGTTTCCTTTGGCTATCATCAGAGTTTGCATTTTCAGTGCAACCTTACTGGTAGGCTTTATCATTTTCAGCATTTCCATATTGTATTTTTTCTTTCTCCAAAACATAAGTAGCAATGTTTTTTGTAAAAAGGGAAAGGCTTAGTGCGCCCTTCCCCGATACCGAAATGCAATTAGCCGTTGCAAGGACATCCGCAAGGCTGCGGTGCGCTGTACAATGCTACGGGCTGCGGACACATCTGTGAGCGACCAGTCAAACGGTCAGCCACGATCTGTGCTTCTGCCTGTGCGTATGCGCTTGCTCCTGCTCCCGCCAAAGCGTTAGCCGTAGCGCCTGTCTGAACATTTACGTAGTCAATCATGCGAGGTTGCTGATTTACACGTTCTGCGCGTTCTGCAATAGCCAGTTGAGCCAGTCGGTCAATGTCTCTTTGGTTAGCTTTGCTTCCCTGTGCGGCATAAACGCCACCGAAAATCCAAGCTCCGATACCAGTCAACAAGGCTGCACTACCGATAGTGATAGCTGCAATTGATGTTCCGCTGGGTCTCTTCGCTGTTTTTTCAGCCACCATGAAGTGTTCGTAGGAACTCATGTCGGTTCCGTCGGACATGGCTTTCATTGCCATTAAATCTTCTGCTGTCATAGTCATAAAATATTTATTGTTTCAAGGCAGCCCGATGTAGGCTGCATGACAAAGGACAGGATAAGTACTATGCCACCGAAATAATACCTTGCGAGTTCATTGCTAATTCATTGCTCGCATCCAATGCTAAAAAATCACAATGATAGAAAAATAGTTATCTCATCCTTTGTGATTGATAGAATTATAGTTATCTTTGCAGCGTTATCCACATGACTGATAAGTCATTTCGTTTAATTTTAAATCTTAGTGAATGAAAGTTTTAAAAGTAAAGGCTGTGATAGCCTTATTAGAGGCGAAAGGGTGGAAACATATTAGGACTAATGGCGATCATAGAATTTTTAGGAAAGATGGCGAACCTCGCCCGATTCCTATTCCTGGAAATCCTAATGATGATTTAGCCATTGGAACACTTAAATCAATTTTCAGACAAGCCGGTTTAACAGAAGCTGACTTGAATGAAATTTAATCCACTCTTTAGGGAACAGCAGGACAATAGCCAGTCCTGCTTTCTTTGAAGAGAGCAAAAAAGGATATTATTAACGAGTAATAAATTATGAAGTATGAAACCGCTAACCGTTATCATCGAGAAAGCAGAAAATAATTATTCTGCTTATATCCAAGAAGTAGATGGTATTGTAGCAACCGGAAAAACCGTAGAAGAAATTAAAGCGGGCATCATCAACTCTATTAATGTATTAATAGAAGATTGCAAGGAATTTGGTGGTGTTATTCCTGTTGAACTTCAAGGAGACTATGAATTGTCGTTTAAAATGGACGTAAAATCATTACTCCAATTTTATTCCGGCATCTTTACAAAAGCTGGTTTAGAACGTATCACCGGAATAAACCAAAAACAATTATGGCATTACGCATCCGGAATGAGAAATCCCCGTCCGGAACAAACTTTAAAAATAGAAACAGCGCTTCACAAATTAGGTGAAGAATTATTGGCTATAAATTTATAACGCTGTTCCCTTTCCGCTTCTAAAAGCCCTCATTGAGAAATGGGGGCTTTAGCATTTCGCCAATATCATATATACCACTCTTTATGCTCCACTTATTCATTTTATTTTCAAAATGATTGCGTATATAATTAACCGCCTGCCGGGTTAACCCCGTATTCTTGGATATATCCTCGTCCGTCAGATATTTAGACAGAAAATATATTAAAATATAACGTGCGTCTACACATTCCTCCTTATTGCTTTCAATCATATCCAATTCTCCAACCCCCGTATGCCTACATACCGTAGACATCATAATCTGATACAAATCTCCTGTTTTCATATTATTCTGCTTTAAAACATGTAATTATTAAAAACAAAAATCACAACCCGGTGTTATTAAACTCGAAAGCCTCGTAACAACTCGGATTGTGATTGTTGTCTCTTGTGTTCGTTTCGCAGACAGAGGACAAGAGATAGGGGCTTTCTTTCTACTCTAAGCCCCGAAAGAGCGTCAGCTAAAGCCAACTTCTACACTTATTTCTTCTTTATCCTTATGGCAAGCCAAAGAACAGCCAATGCGACACATGCAATGTTTAGCATCATGCTCGCACCTCCGTAATTGATTTTAAACCGTTCCCACCATGATAGTTTCCTTTCCACAGGATAGGGCTTTGGCACTTCAATTCTTCTTATCTTTTCAATGAAGTAAGGTATCTTGACCGTCACCGTAGATTGGGGATAGATGCCTAATGAGTGGTTCAATATCCCCTTATTCCAAGACGCATAACTATAAGCATACGGGTTATGCAGGAATGACACAGTATCGCGGGTAGACACGCTGTCTTTATAAGGTATCAGCTTCTCCTGGAACGTTGTATCGTGGTAGACTATACTGTCAAGCACTTTGGTTTCAACAGGCACATAGACCGTCCTCGTTCGGCACGAAGCAAACACGAACACCAGCAGCATAGCCAGCAATCCAACAGACGCCCAAAACAATAGATTTCTTAGTTCTTTCATGGCAAATAGTTTATAAGTTACGAAATAGAGGAATCTTCATTTTTCCACTCCCTGCTATTCAGGATGCTACCAAGTTCTCTACTGTTATGTTCGTAAACCGTTAGTTTATCCTCGTCAGTCAACACAGGATGCACAAAGTCATAATGAAGAATAACCTTACTTCCGTTCACACTCTTACGCGCATGCTCAGGTACTACTATTCCCTTTTGCAAGCACCATTCTACTGTTACAATTACATATTTCATCCGTTTAATCTTTTAGTCCAAATTTCATTTAACTTTATCTTCTCTTGCTCTATTTCATCAGGAGTGAGAGATTTATCGTAGAGGGCGAAGTAATAGATAGCACCATACAGATAACGATAATCATTCTTCCTGGTATTCCCTAAATATAATATATCAGTATCTGTTCCTGTTCCTTTTGTTATATTAGTTCCATTATAGGATGTACTCGTCTGATATGATATCGAATCAGATTTTTCTACTAATATTGAAGATAAAGTACCAAACGAACGGCATTGATCATTTGTACTATTTTTAAGAAGTTCAAAAATGAAAGCACCAGTATCATAAGATAAACTCTTAGAAGCTACTATTGTTTCGTTATCATTTTGTTTATCCCAAATCTGTCTCCTACATATCACTGTATAATCCGTTTGTATCGGTATATTGTCACATACAGCATAATCATCTACACCATCGAATACAAGAGAACCTGCGTTGTCGGGAAGAAGTTCGATTATTAATGGATTCTGTTTATCAGCTAATATTTTTTGATAAAATCCTATATAGCCTTCTCCCGTAGAAATATCACTATAAGCACTGGCTGGAACAGTATATGTTCCATCTTCTTGAAACTCTACAAAATTTCTTGTTGTAGCATCTTGGAAATAATAATATCTAATAGGCTCACTACCAATATTAGTTAATCTAACTTTAAGAGGATCCATTCTTACATTTGAAGTGCGAATAATCCAAGTAATAGTATCTGTATTAACTGTTCCACAAACTACTTTAGTAGCTGTATATGTACCATATACAGCTTTCCAAGAATTAAAATTTGTAGCATACTTCCCAAACCCACTACTTCCAGCAAACGCAAAGTTCTTCAGCACAAGTTCATGCCCCTTGTAACCACTTATTGAAGCAGGAGGATTATCATTGCTGTATCCTGACATAAACCAAGCGTCAACAAGGGACTTGTGAAACAAACTCCCCGAACCCTTAGCGCTTGCAGAACCGACACCCGGCAGACGTATGGTGTCAATGCCGATGCTCTGAATTGCGACTTTGTTTAGTTCAATATTATTCATTGCCCTATTTTTTTTTAGCTTCCAACACTTCCGTAAACGATTCAACCGACACATTAACCCCTGCCGGGACATCTACATTGAAAATCAAGTTGGCACTACCGTTGTACGGGCCATAGCCGCCTACGTAGATTGCATCCATGCCGTCAATGTTGGCATAGATATTTAGCGCACCTGCTTCTTTCCTTTTCACCTGTATGGTAACAGGCCCTTCGGATACGAAAGATGCTACGTACTTGTTTTCGTCGTTTTTACTGAATGATAAATCTGTTGCTGCCATAATGCTTTTATTTAATTGTTAATAATTATCCTTTGAAATACACTACTTTACCCTTTGTCCCGTCATTACGCATATCAAGATGCACCCACGTAACATCCTGCTCCAGTCTGACAGGATACGGAAGAAGTATTTGATTTGCCTTAATCCAGTTGCGGACCTCAAGAGCCGTCATGTCCTTTACATCGAAATCAATGCCCGTACCTTGTATGTGTGCCGATACGTACACTTTCTCAAGCCTTGTTTTTTCTGCAACAAGCTGGCAGACATTGCATCTTAACCCTCGCTGTGTCTGATTACCGCCTACCTGCCAATTATTCACATAGATAGGCTTGCCAAGTTTCTCCCTGATAACAAGCAGTGTTTCCAACAGGCGGTTATCGAAGAACTGCCAAGCGTTATCACCGAACTTCTCGTACACGTGCCTGCATACAAGTTCCTGAATGTCGAAGTAGTCTTTAATATTCATTTCTTTTCCTCCTTATCTTTCGTTATTATCTCACTAACATCTTCCTTATCAACATTAAAAACCTTTTTGCAGAATATGCCCAAAGCCTTTAATACATTGAAATCATACCCTTTAGGCTTTAATATGTTGCTTACAATAGAACAAAACTCTATAAAGCACACAAAGAGACAGGAATATATATCAATGTTCCACTTGTCCCCGGAAGCAATGTTTATCATCACAACCATGCAGACAAAGGCAAAGTAAGTTACCATTTTACCCATAGTACGGCGTATGGCTCCGGAGAAACGTACTTCCTCATTCATTAATAAACTCTTCCTAACTCCAAACGCCAAATCGCAGATGATAACTGAAAATGATACTATCAGCCAAGGTATCATGTGCTCCAATGACTGTATAATAAAGCTGCTTGCTATCACCGCGAATCCACCCGGTATGCTTTGGGTAACAATGTTTTCTTTCATTTTATCGTTATGTTTAAAATTCTTCCTATCTTTGTGTACGTACAAACTGTAAGCGTAAATTTGATTAATCAGGCAGACTTTAGTTATCAAGATTACTGTTCGTGTTGTTCGTCTGCCTTGCCCGCCTTATTCGTGAGAACATGGCGGGTTTTTTATCCACATACTTTTTCGTTAATCTAATCCATTTCTTTTTCTTGTTTGAAATTATTTATATATTTGTATCATCCATAGTATCAGAACTAACTACTGCATCCCCGTTTGGCTCGTGAGAGTGGAGCGGGGGTTATTATTTTGTTTATCATCTCTCTTGATACGGTTTACCAACATTATATTATTCCCATGATTGAGTGTAAAAATTGAAATCCCTTGAAAATATTGTCTGTCTATCCGTATCTCCCTGCACTTTTGCATATATTGTTATATTCACGAAATCGGTATTATCGCTACCTACACCTCCGCTTGAATCGGTTGGACGAGATATATTCGTCTGTTTAGAACCCGCGTATATGGTAGTAGTCGACCCTCCGAAGTCAAATATGTAGCCGCTTGCTTCTGAATCGTCTACCTCTACGAAAAACTCTACCCGAAGAGTGCCGCTGGTCTCGTTTTTAGGAGAATATCTTATATAATCAATAACATAAGCGTAAGAGTGTCCGTAATTAGGATCAGTTCCGTATCTTTTTTCAAAAACAACAGTAACGTCTGACGGAGAAAGCGTTATGCCCTTGGTTATTATAGAAAGGAATTCCAGTGTAAACTCTTTATATCCAATATTTGATGTAGGACATAAATAGAAAGATTCGGGAAACGTAGGAGTGTCATTCGGTTCGCCTGTAAATCCCTCTGAACACAGCAAGGCAACAACGGCTACTCTCTCGCCTTTTTCCCAATTATTATGTACGGGGACTGTTATTTCAAATTCATTAGAACCGGAACTTTCAAGAGGCTGTGAAACCGTTTTCCATAAAAGATGGTTCCTTGTCAGGTTTTTAATGCCAACGCCTATATACCAATGCTGCCTTGTAGGGAACAGCTCCCTTACTAACACATTATAAGACGGCTGATGCATCCCCTCTGCGGAGCTATCTATGTCTATATAAATCACGCGGCTGTTGTCGTTGTTGACATAAATATTAGACGGAAAGGAAACTGTAACAGGAGGAACAGCATCAGTGTAATAGCTCTTAAAATCCGAAAGTCTAAAAGGCTGATATTCTCCGCCTGCGGGTAGTTCATACGTCCATATCCTGTTTCCTCCAAAATTAGAGTTTCCTGCTTGAGGTATGTTCAAGCCATACTTTGCGTCTTGAAATTCTCCGTCTGTAAGGTCGAATTTTTTTGTATGGCGAACGGGTTTGTACTTGGCCCACATGTTGATGTTAGCCCTCGTTTGGAAGAATGTTATCACATCATTAGTGACACTTCCCCCGGCAGCGTTCAGTACGTCACGTATGTTACCTGCAAGGTTGACATCGGTATTAGGTACAATAGCCATATCATACCTCCTTCCGTATAATGGTGATACCACCAGTAACAGCAATAGACATATCACTGTCACCGTCAATCTCGTAGTCTCCATGTACGACCCTGTCCGCTTCATATAGGCTTTCATCTGCATAACAAATTAGGGAATCCCCCCCCCCCGATATATTGCTGTAAATCAGCAAGTTACCCTTTATTAATAAATCAACTTTAGTCATCTATCAATACTTTATAATTATACATTGCGTTATATACAGAAGGAGCTATCACTTTTTTGTATTGCTCTGCTACTCTTTTTATATACGACTCCTTTTCTTTTTTATAGGCTTCGAAAGCGTCTATTGGGTTGTTATATAGACCTAAATACAATTTAACCCTTTTCCCGTCAACTGTTTCTCTTATAGTAGACATGAACTTTCCTTTTATATAGCTAACGCCAATAGGATACTTTCCCCTATTTCTACGAGAATTGGTAAATACGCTGTTGATAAACATTGGAACGAAACAGCATGTAGATGGTGAATATATTTTGTTTCCTTTTACAAGAATATCTTTATCTATTTGGTAACCGGAAAAATAATATTCTTGTTTTTCAAACCATTCTTTGAAATTATTAAAATTCGACCATTCCTCGCACATGCTTACATTTGCATAACAATAGTTTCTATTGTTAAATCTTTTTCTTCTACATCTGTCAACAATTCCATTCCATATATATTTTGCCGTATATTCATCCTTATTTCCGGGATTTAATCCTTCTGTTGTTGAAATTTCAAATCCGACCTTTTTCATGACACAACCCCTTTCTGATTACTGAACCATTACTTCTTGGATTTTGATTATATCATCTACCTTGAAGTCATTGCTGGAGATGAATTTACCGAAAGCATCTTCTGATAGTTTTTCATACTCCAATTCATGCTTTCTTTCCGTTTCTTCTTTCAGGCACTCTTCCAACTTCTTGTAGTATTCGTTGAAGAACTTGTTGATTTCCCTACGCTCATCTTCTGCCAAAGTGGTTTTATCACCGTCCTTTTGCCATTGCTGGGCTTTCTTCTGCATCTCCTCGAAGTTTTCCCCCTTTAGTTTTTCCTGCGCGTCTTTCTGAAAATCGTCAAAGTCGGCCGCAATAGGTTTGAGCTTTCTTACCGCCTTAATCACAATGAACTTATCCTTATCTTCCATTTTGGTAAGTTTGCTATCATTAAGGAGCTTATATACCGACAGAACGGTATTCGTTGTCATTTCCTTTTTTGATTTTTTATTTTCGCTCATTTTATTATTCTTTTAATGGTTGTACAACTACAATGAAACAGGCTGTGCAGTAGCTATCTTGGCTTTCGTGTCAACAATAAAGGTATTGACGGCCGCGGTAATCTCGCACTGCTCCTGCTTGTCTCCCACGTTATGGTTGATGCTCAGGTTCTCGTTGCCGTAACTGTTGAAAGTAGCCACCTGTGAGCCGTCTTTCTTCACTGTGCCTGAATTGATATTACCTACAATGTCATTGTTTATCTCGGCATCCGCTTCAATGTCATAGACCTTAGATTCGTCTACGGAGTTATTCACTCTTACTGTTGCTCTCACTAACTTTTCATAAGCCACTTTTTCTGCGGCGGTTGTTGATGTACTCATAACTTTTGTTTTTATTGGTTTATTATTCTACTATTTCAATCTCTTCAATCTGAAAGAAGTACGTGTAATATCCTTTGAACTCACAGTACCAGTATGCGCGCCTTTCCTGCATGGCACTATCGTAGTCAGTTCCTTTCTTGAAAGCTTCAATCATTCTTTCAAGAGCTTTGTCTGCGTCCTCTGATTTCAAGTAATATTCTCTGTCGTACAGTTCGTCAACACCGATGTCAGGTGCGTGGTATTTGCTTAAAACTAAGTATGCTTTCATGCTATTCGATTATTATCATATTGTCATTTGCATCTACTTGCATCGATGCGATTTTCATTTGGGAAAGGCCGATTATTCCCAGTATCTCTATCCCGGTCTCACGCTCTATGCTGTTTCTCACGCCTGATATGTCGGTAATGAGGAACTGCGGAATATCTTTCCCGCCAAACCGCACAAGCGTATTGCAGTAATACACATCTTCCATTTCACCGCCAGCGCCAACAAGAGAGCCGGGGTATTTGCGTCCTCTCACGATGTCGAACTTCTTTACCTTGTCCTCGGCAATAAGCCCAACACTCGCACCTGTATCGATAAGGAAGAAGCCTTTCTTCCCGTTTACCTCGGCTTCAATGATGAGCCGCTTGTCTGATAATGATTTGAACTGTTTCATGGTCTATTATTAAGTTAATAATACGTCTTAAAACGAACCGCTTGCTGGCGGTGTGTTGCTTATATTCAATGATTTGGTTATCTCATTTCCTGTATATGAAACATACAAATACCAATAGCCATACACATTCGTCTTGGTAGTGGTGTAGAAATTGTTGTTAGTAAATGAGGTAATCGTTTTTGTCTCACCGGGTGCAATTGATATACTGGTTGAGCCGACATTCCATATTGATACATTCGAGACATTAGTCATGTTGCTTCCACTAAAGGAACATCTAAGGCCTGAAACACTTGTACTAATATTGCCATTGTTCTTGATTACGATACTGGTTAAATATAGCCTGTATCCGTTGCCATAGTCTGCTCTCGCATAGTTGGCGGTAACCACCAACTGTGCTGCCTGCTTAACTATGGTGACTGTCGAGATAGACATTGTAAGCGGAAGACACTTTACCGTTTGATAACCGTTCCCGTCAGGATTTGGAAGCGAACTCGATTCAATGAGAAACGGCATTAACTTATAAGTTCCATAACAGTTCCTATCATTGATAGTAATAGCAGTCTCATGGTCTCCACCCTCTGTATGGGTATGGACTTTTACCTGTTCGATAGCATAGAACGTTCCGTTGTCCCCTTTAAGGATTACTCCGAGATAGCAGTTATCTGCTGACAGAATCAATGTTCCGTACGGGTCTCTATTGTCAAGATAGGATATGTTCAGCCAATTTGGATGTGAACTCTTTCCCCTCAGATTGACATATACCGCTACCCATGTATTGTTTCCGCCCATTGTTAAGTTTGTTTTGCTGGACGGATATATAGGTGCGTCCGCGGCTCCGTCATAGCCCCTGAAATCATCTAACCTGTAAGGTGAGGAAGCGCCACCAGTTGGCCTATCATACGTGTAGTATGCTGAAAGCTCCGCACTTGTCCTGTCGATGAATGCCTTGCAAGCGCCGAACTCGGTTTGCCATGGTATGTTTCCGATGCCATAGTTCTTAGTCGCCCTCTCTGCATCCGTCAAGTCGAAGTTTTTTGCGTAATTTATAGGCTTATACTTCGCCCATATCCTAATATTAGCAGCATCTGTAAAGAACGTTAAGCAGTCATTGGAAACACTCCCTCCGTTTGCATTAAGCGTATCGCGTATATCCTCTGTTTTAAGGTTTGTACTCGGTAATATATTATACACTGCCATTATGCTGCCCTCCTTTCCAGTTCGCTAACGCGGTTCTTTAGTTCTTCATTCTCACGTTTTAATCTCTCTATCTCTGTTTCGTGTCTGCCAAAATCCTCTATCAAAAATCTTTGGAAATGCTTGGCCATAGACAGTACGCATGTAGTTGCAAGCACATCATAACTCATTGTGAAGAAGCCCTCATTGTCTGTGTCGGTCACCTGTGGAAGGAATCGATTCCAATACTGTGCACTCGTTCCTGCTCTGACCTTGCATTTTTCATCCGTCTTGAAAATGTAATCGAAAAGGTCAGCATTTGCCATTACGTCAAGAGGTACGATGATGCTGTTCAGGACGTTCTTCTTTCTTAAGTCGGAGTACATGGTTATTCCGCCATAGGTGAGAAGATTACCCGGGCAAATAGTATTGCCACTTCCATCCAGCAGAGTTAAAGTTCTTGTAATTGACGCAAACTCACCTGTGTATTGCCTTACATAGATAGGCTCTGTGCCGTCATCCGCTGTTGCAATCTCTACCCAGCCTTGATTTGACGGGCCACCGCACCTAATACGGAAGAGATCATTATCTGCCATTTGCTGGTATAGCAAGTTACGCTCGCTGCCACCTGAAAGAATTTCGAAGTAGATAGTTCCAGCTACTCCAACATCTCCGTTTACATAAAGCTTGTTACCTGATGTCGATAAACTGCCTATGCCGACGTTGCCGCCACCCATACAGCAAATTAAGTTATTAGATGAAGCGTGCTGTAAGTACAGATGATCGACATAATTATTTATCTCACTACCTCTTCCGCTATCATTTCCGTTGTTATCTGTCTCAATACAGATAACATTAAATTTAGCCCCTCCTGTTACATTCTCTGTGCCGTCAAAAGGCTTACTGAAGATTGTGCGAGGGGTTTGCAACTTGGTGGCGGAGTAGACATTGTCTCCAAGTGTAGCGAGAGTCCCACTTGAGGTAGGTAGGAATAATGTATTTTGATAATCTCCTTGTGTCATTATTCTGCAAGAAAAGTCACTACTCATACCTTGCTCTTCATGGAAATCTATATACTTTCCTATTTCCAATACGCCGTCTCCTCCGATGTAACATATTGAATCCCATTGTCCTTGATGTAAATGTTTGCCGTCCAACAAATCCGCATCCAGCCCTGAACCTGAACCATCGTTGCCGGCATGCCAAACTTTATAATTATTAGACCCTAAAAGAATATTTACGTCTCCGCTTACCCAGTCTCGATTAATATCAGTTCTAGCTATTCTTAGATTACCGTCTCCGTCTGTGAAGTTAATTCCAATTCTATTAGCACCTGCATTATTAAAACTGATAGCAGACTTGGTTCTTGGAATAGATATAAGGTCAATGCCAGAATCTGCGTTAAATAACAATTTTCCTGTCATCGTATCCCCTGCCTTGTTGACAAAAAATTCGTTACACTCACTCTTGCTGTATACTGTTGTGTTTATCTCGTGCTTCGTATAAGCATCCGTAATCCCATATCCCCCCAGCGTAGTAGGATGAGAGGACAACTCATCAAACGAATAACTCGGCTTGTTCGGCTGCTTGGCCCAAGAATACACGTCACTTGCTGGCAATGTGGTGGGGTAATTAGGCAATGTAATAAGCTTTGTTTCCTCGTTCGGGGAATAGGTTGTTCCGTTAAGTATAATCCCGTCTACCGAACCACCTCCAACACCGCCTATTACGCTTAATACATCACCCTCTTTGGATAATGTGGTATTGTCAATCGGAAGCGCATCAAGAATGGTTGATGCCGTATGACTGCCTTGTGCAAACATGGTAAGACTACCCGTCAAAATCAAATCACCGTCTAACTCAACCACTCCGTCAGAATGCTTCTTCACAAGTATATCACCGATATTTAAGCCGTTTATGAATGACTTGATACCTGTAATGTCCTGTGCACCCGATTTGGTTACGTAATCGGCTAATAGCCCGGATATGTCGTTTTTGGTGTAGGCGTCTGTGATGCCATAGCCTGCAATAGTAGTAGGCTTGTTCTGTATCTCACTGAAATCATAGGTCGGTTTGGTGGCGCCTATCCATGAGGGTTTGTCCGAAACATTCTCCCAATTGGTAGGGAACACTGACGGTTTACCTCCAATTTCATCCCATGAGTAATAGGGCTTTGTACTACCTATCCAGCTGGGTTTTCCTGATATGTTGTCCCATTCAAGCGAAGTCGGATAATTAGGCAAGGTGATTATTCCGTCCTCATTAGGAGTGTAAGTATTACCGTTAACCACTATACCATTGGCAGTACCCTTTCCACCTGTTGCGACAAGCTTTCCGTCAACCCACTGTATTGTCACACCGTCTATTGGGAGACCTTCGTAGATTGAAGGTACTTGAACGTCTGCGCCTGCGTACATGGTTACTCCGTAGGCGGTAACCAATGGCTTGGTCAAGAACAAGTATTCCTCTCCGTTGTCATCAACTCTCTCTTCAAGGTTTCTGTCCCAAACGACTTTGTCGAGCTTCTTTCTATATTGTTTGCTTAGTTCGCTTTGTGATGAAAACTTATTATTTACAGATGTTTCAATCTCACTAATCTGTCCTTGTATTCTTTCAAGGGTGCTTGCGCTTGGCTCATTATTAAGAGTTACTTCAAATGTCGGTATTAACCCTTCTCCCTCTTTTATAGAGAGAGACTGTATTATCACGTTCTCATGGTCTATACCCATTTCAAGGTCATTCACAGTAAGACGCTTACCTTCCATTATTTCATTATAGAAGTTAGCGTTTCTTGCCATGAAAATTTCGTCAACGCCTATATTGTAAGAGTAGTTTGTGCTGCTGTATTTGGCAAGATACTCTTTAGCCCTTTCCAATAACCTGTTTTCGGCAGCACGAATATATTCTTGTGGCATAAGTATGTTCAGAAGAACAAACTTGTCCCCGGCTTTCATGTTCCAGTCCTTGTTAGGAACGGTGAAATTATCTGTATCCGCTTCTTCGAGGGTGTTTCTTCCGAGCGTAAGGGTGTAGCTGCCATCCGAAGCCTTGACTATTTTAGTAATAGTGAAGGCGTACCCCTGCAATGCACCGCTTTTCATGGAAAGCTGCGCTTCGTCAGTGGTAAGGCTTTCGTTCAAGTCAAATCCCAAGTCGTAAAGCTGTACCGTAAAGGTGGGTTGCGTTTCACTTGTTATTGCGTCAACACTCTTTATCTCGTCAATAGCCTGCCCAGCAGAGTTCTTCATCCCCGTAATAGAGGGATAAATATCGTCATAGGTTATCACGCCTTCGCGAATCCCGTATTTGGCGATAGCCTCGTTTGATGCCAGCACAAAGTCGGTAACTCCGTCAGTCTTAAAACTTGGCAGCATAAGACGAAGAGGAGATAAGGCGTAGTTGGCGGGGAGAATACTGTCAGTCCATTCAGGCTTTTTCGGATAACTGTAATCAAGGTTTCTTGTGCCGCCATAGGCTCGTAACTTAGTTACAATCCCTGTGTCCGCATCAGATATTCGTTCAATCTCATATAACCCCTTACCTTTGCCGTATTCAAAAACATTATTCACTACCGGTTCCGCACCGCCAATGGTAACGCTTCTTCCTTTTACGAAATAATTCAGCTTGTATTCTGTGTTTACAAGAGAAAGAGCGCTCCAGCAGTTTTGGTTACTCATGGAGATGTTCTTTTCCTCGCTGTCTACGCCATCTGCAAGGGTTATACTCCATATATCTTTCCCGTACATGGCGTCCAAGCATGCTTGTATCCTTTCTGCAAGATACTTGACCGTTCCGGTAAACTCAACAACTAAAGGAGTAGGGTAGACTATTCCGTTGTCACTGGGAACAATATTGCGCATCATGCACCTTTCAAGTTCGTATTTCAGAGAAACGAAATTAAGGTCATAGCTGTATTGATGCTTTGATATTTTCTTTACCGTAGGAAGAAGCTCCAGTTCAAACCGTTCTCCTCTATAATCTATGTAATCAAATACGTCAAAGTTGATTTTGACATCAGATATAAAAGTTGATGTGCACGCGCGTTCCGCCATGAAAACCCCGGTGTACTCCAGCTTATCCAGTACACATCTGACTGTTTGTCCGTCCTTGCTATATACCGTAAACCGTCCCATTAGATCGAAAGTGTTATTTGAGTTTGAGGGTCAGTAACCCGGAATGTAACACTGAATGTCAACACATCTCCCTCGTCAGTCTTGCGAACGAAAAGATCCGGTTCTACGGATTTGTAGTAGACACCCTGCCTGCCTATCTTGGTGTAGGTGTCGTAAACCTTAAGCTCTGCACCGGAATTGTCTTTGCCGGAAAGGTAATCCAAAAAGCCAATCACCTTTTCATTGGCTGTATCCATTTCTCCCTTGTATGCAAATTCCACGTCAAGTTCATAGGCTTGCATGTAAAGTCTATCAGGGATAAATGTATCCTCTCCGTCCTCGTCTTTCCAGTCTCTCTTCGGCAATTCTTTAGTCTCTCCGTAAACAGCAAACGGAAAGTCCTTGCACACAACTCCCCATTGGGACTTTGTATCAATAACAGGACTTCCCGGCTTACTCTTTTGAAAATAGATACTGTAAAGCTTTGCCATGTGTTATCTTGAGTTTGTGTTGTAAAAAAAACAAAAAGAGCCAACTAACGGGAATACCGTTAATCAGCTCTTTGGCTTGTTCAATGTTGATGCAAATATATAGAATATATTCTAAATAATCAATACAAAAACATAGAAAATAGATGATTTTTATCGTTTCTGCTTATGATTAATAGCCAATACTATCCGGCCATATAAATTTCATTTGCCCGGAGTAACTATTTTCATGTATGGATTTATCATGCGTTTCCCTTTCAGCGTCTTTTCAAGCTCATCTATTCTTTCGTGCGCCATCTGTAAATCTTCGGACAGGCGCAATAATTGTCTCGCAAGGAAAACATTCTCTTTCTGCAATTCGTATATTTTTTCTTCCATGATGAAATATTTGTTTAGATATTAATAATAGGGTATAGTTATGGCTATCGGGCATTTGAACCGACTGCTAATTTATTAAATAGCGCGATTAGTATTTCCTCATGCAGCTTACGAATAAGGCTATAATAGATATAATAATACCTATGACGGAAAGTATTAAATTCCAATTAACAGGATTATGCAAGTTTGGATTAACGGCAAGGTAATGCTTTCCCTCTTCGGTGAGTTTGACACTCCACACTTGACCGTCAACCAAATAAGAAGCCTTTACTAACCCTTTTCTTTCAATAGAGCGAACGGATGCGGCAAATACATGCTTCGGATATGTAACAGGACATTCTCCGCCAAATTCCGAAACAATCCTAAATGCTTGCTTTTCCTCCTTTGTAAGTCTTATTCGCTCCATAACCTACTCGTTTCTGCAAATTTACTAAATACTACGCAAATATGTGTTGTTGCGCTATACTATTTTATAGGCGAAATCTTTCTGTCAGAAGGTTTCCCACCGAACAACTGATTGATATAAGCAAGTCCTTTGGGCTTACAAAGTACCTTTTGATATAATATGTCGGGGTGGCTGTCTCTGTGTATAGGCGGTAACAGCGTCATTTCAAAATACCCTGCGTCAATGTACTTTTGTTTCGGTTCGTTCCTGTCTTTAAAGAATACGCCCACTTCCTTTAGCTTTTTAAAAAGGGTGTTTCTCCCGAAACCGAGGTTGAGAATCTTTGCGGCTTGGCCTATGTCTACTTTGCCCTCTGCTTTGAAAGCGGCTTCGGCAAAGTCGGCTTTGGGTTTTAGTTTGGCGTTCTTCTCTTCAAGCTGCCTAATTTTCTGCTCTGCAATTTCTACGCGTTTTTGCAAAATTTGCTGGGAACGCATCAAGATGTAATCATCATCTTTGAGCAATGCTTCCCGTCTATTGAACTCATTGATGAATTTCTCTTTGAACTCACCTGCTTTTGCGCCAGTATAACCCATAACAAGGAAACTGAAACCGTCTTTAGTCATTTCATAAGCGGTTTGTTCTCGGTTTCTGCTATCAATGTAGGTAATAACGCCAAAATTGGCGGCATTAAAACTCGCTGAGCATGAAAGACTTTCAATGTCTCTGACTACTTTACTATGTTCTTTTCCGAACACTTCTGCAACAAGTAATGAAGTAGTCACATCATTGCCGTTGCTGTTTTGAAATACTAATTCTGCCATAATCTGTTAGCATTTTAAGATTATAAGAAATTATATGTGGCAACTTTATCAAAAAGAAAGCGGTTGCACTTTACGCTGCTAACAGATGGCGCATTCGCTACGAGAGCAAATACTATAATCTTACGTAAAGGCAACCGCCAATATCCAATAAGGGCATAAAAAAAGCCCATGTATAAAATGAGCAACTTAACCGCTTGCTCTGCGTAACGAATGCAATCGTCATCTGTTAGCGCAACAAAGATAGATATAATCTTTGAAATAGCAATGGTAGCCAAATATATTTTCAATAATTAGCTACCTTTGCTGCGACAATTAAAATTTATCTATATATGAAAGATGTATTTGATAGTTTCTCTATTGGAGATTTTGTATTCCAATCAGAGAATATGACCTATTCAGAATTTCTTGCTTTTTGCAAATCTGTGTTAGACGAAATTGAAAAACTCAACTTATCAGATAACGGATTCTACAAAGAGAAGAAGAACTCTATTGTAAAACTTTACAGATTTGCAAAATCAGCAGAAGCGTACGTTCGCACAAACGGAGCTACCGCAGGCGGTAATTCAGAGACTGATCTTGTTTATTTGAAAGCAATCCTCGACGGGATAAAAAAACGTCACAATCTCTAATGGGTTGCACAAAATCCTTTAGGCTGGCGTTCATCTTCTTAATGGCTGCCAGTCTTTTGTCTATTTCTTCTTCTTGCTCTAATCCGTTATCTGCTCTCCACAGCTCTAAATCCGCAACTTCTGCTATAAGCATTTCAAGCTGAACAATAAACTCGTTACAATTCCTGTGTAATTGCAATTCCTTTCGTTCTCTTTTACTTATCTCATCTTTCATAATTATTTCATGTATTTTCTATATTTTTGTGCAAATATATAGAAAATAGGTGATTTTCTCAAGCGATGCGGATAATAAAAGGGTGGATGTGTTTTATAACATACAATGGTTGTTACAATAAATCATAAATAAAATAATATTTATCAATATAAAGTTGTTAACTTTGCCGCACATTAATTAACAAAAACAAATGCTTTATGAGAAAGATTTTATTTTTACTGGCAATGTTGCCAATGTTAATGTTTAGTGCATGTTCGGATGATGACGACGAAGTTAAGATTACCTCTGAGCAAGTTACAGGAAAATGGAATGTTACTTGGGTGCAAGAGGGAAGCGCAAGTTCTGATATATCCAAAGGGAATATATATATGGAACTAAGAAGCGATGGGTCTTACAAGACTGTAATATTCGGAGATTACTACATTGGAAAATGGAAACTTGAAGGGAGTACCGTTGTTGGAACTACAATAGACCCTATTACCGAACGTTATACATTTACGTCATTTGACGGTAAGAATGCGGAAATAGACTACTCTAATAGCGAAGGTGATAAAATGAAGTTCAGAGCTACAAAAGAGTAATACACAACTTTAAGGCTTAATATATTAGTACATCATCAGGTCAAGCGGAGGAAACTCCGCTTGATTTGTTTGTGAGAGAAAGTTATTCTGTATTAATAAGTAATCTATTAAAAACTAAACATTTAGATTGGTGCCACTTCGTTGTATGCTATTAAACATGTATAAAAAATAAGTGATTTATTGCAATATAAACTTTAGTCGCTATATTTGCATCATAATTACGCTCATGGCTACGCATACCCGAAAGCAGCTTCTTGCCGCTTATCCTTAAATAATGGGTATGCCGACCCCTGGGCATTTTTTATAAATAACCATAATGAAAAAAGACAACAACTTCTCACCTGTAAGGGTTGCCGTATTGGTAGATAGCGGTTTTTATAATTTTGATTAGGTATTTCCAATCGAAATTTTCTCTGCTTTTCTTGCCTTACATATTTTCGTTCTATCTTTCTAAAATTACTATTGTTAAAAAACTGATTTATTGGTTATTTATTTGCTTGTTCGTTCTATCTTTCTTATATTTGCATATCAAATAACGCTATAATGAGTAATTGGAGCGAACGACAAGAAGCGAAGAAAGAGGGTAAGGAAAAGGATAAGGTAAGGCGTGAAAAACTTGCAGGATTCTTTTTTAATTTGGCGCAAGTTTCTTTCACTGTATTATCTTTGGGATTGGCAATAACCCTTGTGAAAGAAGAACTTTATGATAACATTTTATTAATTGTTCTTGTTTCTATGGGAATTATACTTACGGTATTATTTGCAAAAATAGGTAATAACATTTTAAGATAAATATTATGGTTGCATTATATGGGTTTGGGCTTATAACAGTAATAACTGTTGCCTTTTGGATTTATACAGAAACCCCCTCCGGTAAAAAGTGGATAAAAGGGTTGTGATTATATGGATGGATTGACAATATTATTTATATTTACGAGTATAATAGGGGGAGGTTTTGCACCTTGGCTTAAAACCAAGTCAGGCAAGAAGTGGCTTGCAAGCTTATAAATTGACTGTTATTTAGATAAAACAATAAAGCCAGACACTACATCTGGCTTTTTCTTTGCAATACATCTCCCTCGGTTTCTACTACACAGTCCTCTCCATGAATATATACATATACAGAGGCTATCCCTTTTTGAATTACGTTTACCTTTGCCCGGTCATACACATTAATGAATATCTTGCAATATTGAGAACAGTCAATAGTCACTTCGCTATCATGACGGACATACAAATCACATATAGAGAAACCGTCAAATAGGAGAGTACCTTTACAGCTTCCGTTCAGTACGGCTGTGTGGCTCATATTTCGCTTTTGTATATCTTCGTCAACAAATATGTTGTTTCTGTGAAGAATATCCTTATCGAAGTTTTCCTTTATGAAATTATTGGTAGGATACCCTTTGTCTATACAGAAATCAATCCCATGCAAGTACTTGTCAATTAACGCTTGTTGATCGGGAGAACCCCATTGTTCCGTCCATTCCGTACATAATCCCAGCGATACCGCTTGGTTGAGTAATGTTCTGCTTAAATCCTTGTCGTTCATAATTTTATATATTAATCTTTCGTTTCCCTTTGTCTATAACCATACCCACTAATCCCATAAACTCCTTTAACACAGCCAAGTTGGCTTCTGTGTTTTGAGCACTTCTTAGCGTATTGTTAGCTATCGCTCTTAATTGCGTTAGTTGCTGTTCTGCGAGAATATTGTACTTTGGGAAAATTTCATTTCCTAATTTTTCAAGAAGAGCACGTTTTACGCTTACATCCTGCCGGATGCTATTCAGGTATGAACCTAAAAGGTTTGCCGTATCTTCTGTTACACCTTGTATTCCTTTTGTTAATCCGGAAGTGGAAGATTCCCCGGTAGCCGTAAGCGCTCCTCCGGTTCCTTTATTAAAAGCTTCAAGGAAAGATTGCGAGGCATCTATCATGGCTTTCCCCTCATTGTCGAAAAAGTCCTTTATGGCTTCCGCTGCAATAATCCCATTGTCTTGAATATCCGTAAACTCCTTAAACAGGCCTTTTTCTCCGAAAAGTTTATCCTGTAACTTTTCAAACATGGGCTGTATTACCAAGTTCTTTAATATGTTGTTGGCAACACTTCGCATGATGTTGTTCACTACGTTGTCAAAAGCCTGCGCTGCATCTTCTCCGTTGGCAAAGGCTTCCGTTAGCGCATCGCTTATCTGACTTGCCCAATCCTGAAAATCTATTCCGTACAAATCTTTGGTAAGGTCTTCCACGAAATAGGCGATTTGCTCGTTCAGTTCCGCAAGCTGGTTCTTATAGTCTTGTATCTTTCCTGCATCAGATTTCTTTTTCCCTTCTTCGTTTCTTAATTGTCCCTCTATCTCTGCGCGTTGAGAAACAAGCCCCACGTATTGGGCCTGATATTGTTTAAGGACGCTGTTATCAAGTTCCTTTCCCGCACCAACCTTTTCCAATGCCTCCAGCGCTTCCTTGTCTACACCTATTTTAAAGTTTAATCCCATAAAACGCTGCATCCCGGCAGGAAGGCTCTCCATTGATTTTATCCGTTTTTTTAATTCTTCCACATAGTCCAAACCCTCGTCCTTTAATACTCGGAATTGCATTTTATAGCTTTCGGTAAGCGAACTCCCGGCGCGTTTAACTTGTTCTTCCAACTGTTCATATAGCAATATGGCACGCTCTATACTTTCGTCTCCACCAAGCGATCTGTCTATGGATTTTCCTAATTGATCATAGGCGGATTTTAACTCCTCAACTCTTTGTTTGCTACGCTGGATACTTCTTTCAAGTCTTTTGTCATGTAGTTGAGCAATGCTTCCGATAATACCGGTTATCCCACCGACTATACCGGCGGCTCCTTGCATTATAGCCATAGGATTTCCACTGGTAATTCCGGCAAAAAGGGTTCCTCCGCTTTGGGCAATGTTTAATAGTCCTCCTCCAACACTTTGAATTGTACTTAACGCGTCGGCCATACTGTCATTTCCCAAAGTATCGAACATAGAACTTAGATTACCTAATGTTCCAATGAGTAGATCAGACATTTCTATGATCTCCCCAAGTCCTATGCGTACCTTGTCAGATGAGCCAGTTTGCTTGTCTTGTGCATCAGTAACATTTTTTTCGGCATCCGCTAAAGTCTTTAGTTTAGGTACTAATTTATCAACAACCTTAGTCCGATAAGATAAACCACTATCCGTTCTTTTTGTTTCAGTATGGCTCGTGTCTGAAACGCCAGTAATCACCTTGCCCCCGTTTTGGATAAACGCAAGTTCTTGTTGAGCTTTTTTCAACTCTTTGGTAGCTTCTACGTACTCCTTTATTCCATTTGATAACGTCTTAAAAGGATTTCTGCTCTCGCTCTCATCGCGCAGCTTCTTTAATACATTGATAAGCTCTTTGAACTCGTTGACTTTTAGGCTTTGCCCGGTAGTGTTTTTAAAATCCTCTAAATTTTTAATTAACCTATCAAGCGTTGCGGAAGACAATCGGTCAAGATCATCGAAGGTTTTTGCCCAATCTTCCGAACTTTTGAATTGTTCAAATTTGGTTGATGCAGCATCTTCGCTCGCCTTCTTTTTCCTTTGCGCTATAAGTCTATCGGTTACTTCTTCGCCTAATCGTTCTCTTTGGCTTTCAATATCTGCCAAGTCCTTTTGAAGATTGCGTTCAATATCCTTTATTTTTTGGGCATAATCTTTATAATCCTCTATCATGCCTAAAAGATTTTCAAGGCTTTCTGAACGCATCTTCTTACTCTCCTCGTTGATTGATTGGTATAGCTTCAGAATAGCCCCTTCCCCAAATCGCTTCTTTACATCATCCTCTTTCATGGCAAGCACATCTGTAACAGAGAATTTACTACCTATTTCAGCAAGTGCTTTAGAAAGCTGGCTTCGCAAATCATCAACCATGCTTTTAAATGACACTTCTCCACCAAAGGCAATGTTCATGGAAAGAGATTTGTTTCCGGAAGCATTAAACAGCTTTTTGTATAAATCCCACTTTTCTCCGGTTTGGGAAATATACTTTTCTATCTCCTTTAAGGCATTATCAACTTCTTTCTTTGCGCTATCAATTCCCGCCTTGTCAATCTTGACACCAAGAGAAATGTATAAATCTTCCTGTTTCTCTTTACTGCGGTCTAATTGTCCTTGAATGTATTTGTAAGCTTTGCTTGGGTTGTTCAAATCTAAATTAACACCCTTCTCATCAAAAACAGATGAAAACTCGGATATGCCTTTTACTCTTTGGGTAGCCGCTTCGTCTCCTTCTATCTTTCTCCATTTCTCATAACTGGAGATAGCTTTGTCTATAAGGTCGGAACGGTCTTTCCATTGTTCAGCGATAGGGTCTTTTGTACTTTTTGTTGGTTTTTCTAATATGCCAAGAGTGTCCATGATTTTTTTTGATACATCGAATACCTTTTGAGCATTGCGAATAGTATCTTCGGAATAAGGATTCCCTTTCTTAAAGCCTTTTAGTATCTTATCAGCATCTTCTCTTTCTTCCCTTATGCGTTTGGCGTATTTCTCATAAGCTTCATCATCTCTTGGAATAAGGCTATTCATGTCACCTGCAATTTCTTTGGCTGTAGTAAACCATGCGGATTTAGTATTTTTATCTATATCATCAGTGGCAGATAGAATGGTTAGAAAATCTTCTTTTGCTTCTTTGACAATGGAGCGGGCAATTCCTAATTGGTCTTTTGCTTCTTTCAGCATTTTGGTGTCCATGATACGTCCGTCACTTGCTACTGAAAAGAGTTCGGCATATTTAACACCTCTTTCTGCTTCAAAAAGCCCTTGATATGCCCTCTCCAAATTTATTCTTGCAGTTTCTCGTGCAGTAGTCCTTGCTGCTCTATTGGACATATTTAATAATTCTATTTGTCCTTTAAGGAGAGCCTGCTCATAAGACATGCTTTTAAAAATAGAAGGGTATATTTCTTGAAGCCTTTCGTAAGCCATTCGTCTTGCATCCACGGCTTTGGATATATCAAACATTGTGGATATATAACTATTAGCCTTGTTTTTTGCTTCCGCTATTTTTTCATTTTGCTCTTGAACTTCAACATTGAATTCGCGTATTGTTTCTGCGGCACTTTTATTCTTTTCTCTTAAGGTTAAATAAAGCCCCACTAATCCACCAATGGCGGTAATTGCTATTACCCAAGGATTGGCCTTCATCGCTGCATTTAAAGCCCATTGGGCTACGGTTTGCGCTTTTGTTGCTGCTGTAAGCCCTTTTATAGCTCTTGCCCTGTTTACAATGGTTTGAATAGCCTCTATTTTTAGGCTTGCTTTCTCAATGGCATTCACGGCTATTACAGTCGTCTTGTAAGTTCCATAAGCCCCTACAAGCGTACCAAGTATAGCTGCAACAGCTTCCCAATGTTCCATTAACTTTGTAAGCAAATCCAAACTATCTGAAAGCACGCCACTATTGCCTTCCGCAATGTCAGCCATCATCACATCCCATGCATCCTGTAAGTTACTCCATTTGCCCGCAAGACTTTCCGCAAGAGCTTCCTGCATATTATAGAATTTTCCACCTTCATCGGTCAGCTCCCAAAGAACATCTTTTACCATTCCGAAACTAACTTCTTTCTGGCTGATTTTGTCGAATACGTCGCCGGCACTGACTACTTTATTTTCGAGAATGGTGAACCGTTTCGCCAATTCATCCACCAAAGGAATACCCGCTTCTGTAAACTGCCTCAATTCCTGCCCACGGAGAAATGCCGCACTACGCACCTGTCCGTACGCCAATATGATACGCCCCATATCGACACCAACACCTGCGGAAATATCGGCAAGTCTCTTGGTTGTATCATAAAGTTCTTCATACGGAATACTATATGCAGAAAGCTGTTTGGTATATGACGCCAATTCCTTGAACTGAAACGGAGAAACTACCGCCAAATCCTTGATACGGTTGAATATGGTTTCAGCCTTCATACTATCTCCGATAATGGAAGTAAGTGCAATGCGCTGTTTTTGGAACTCCCCACCAATGGTATATAATCCCCTAATAAAACGTTCTGCCGTATATATGGAATACACGTTGGCGATTTGGTTTCTTAACTCTCCGGCTATTCGAGACTGGGAAGACATGGTTGTATTTGCCCGCTTCATAGCGGAATTATGCGTATCTGCGGCTTTTGCTGCTTGTAAACGGGCGTTTCTAAGCTGCTCAAGGGCCTTTTGAGAGTTGGCGTAAGCGTCGGCACGCATTATTTGAGAAACACCCCTCATGGCTCTTAATTCGCTTGTATTCACACCTTGCCCTTTAAAGGTTTCTGTAAGCTTCTTGATACTCTCACTATCCACCTCAAGCTTCACCTTGTACGTCTTGTTTTTCAGCAAGGAATCTACTTTATCCTCAATCTCTTTTACATCAACCTTCAATCCTACTTTCGCGCTGACGGTTGCGTGCATGTTGACGAGCTTTTTTTTGATAGCTTCGTATTCTTGCTCTGTATAATTTTTCAGGTGAATCCCAAAATTCAAATTTCCGAGGTCTGCCATGTCGATTGTTATTTTGTGTCCTTTTTAATAGCGTTAACGCCGTTTACTATAAAATCATTAAGAGATATTCTTTGTCCTTTAGCCTCCTGCTCTTTCCTTTTTGCCTCCCATTTTCTTGTCAGCTCTTTCATCTCTTTGGAAGTGTGCATTCCCTTGTCTGTCTTATCGTCATTATTGTACACTACAATAGGAGCATCACATATAAGAAGCTCATACAGAGCATTGGTAAGCACCCAGTCCATGTACCAGTTAGGGATATTCACCATTCCCCAAAAGAGAACGAGAGGGCGGGTTAATTCGGGATGTTTTTCTCCGTTTGCAAAGGCTGCTCCTGCCGAAGTTCTTGAAGGATACGATCTGCTTCCTTTCTCGTCATCGTCATCACTGTGTCCTTCATTCCTGTCAAGAACATGGTAATGTTCAAGTATTGAAGTCTCTGAAATTCCACTTTTTTTTTACCAAGAGCAACGACACTTGTCAGTTCTTGGTCTGTATATTTCTTCCACAGCATGCGCCAATGTATCCAATGGAAAAGTTTTATTTTCCACCAGTTATTCAGGATTATAAGGGAAGCACATCGGGCTGTCACCTCATCGTCTTGTTTGCATGATATAAAGGTGTGCGTCAGCTTTCTTATCGTTCCCCGGTGAAGCCACTTTATTCCAATCTCCTTTTCGCGAAGAGATACATAGTCTGTGCTGTTCTCAAGCACTTCATCAAGTCTTTCCTGTTCTACCGAAGTAGGTTGAGTTATCGTTTTGTCGTTCATAATGTTTTGAGGTGTAAAAAGAAAAGGCGGCGGCATAAAGCTCACCGCCATTAATATTAGATACCAGTACCAGCCTGTGTAACTTCTACTGCTGCTGCTTTGCTTGCGGTAGAAATGTTCACAATGGCAGTTCTGACAGATGCTCCATTATTTGCATCAACCTTGACCGTTACCACTTTGCCGCTTACGGAAGTCTTGCACCATGTTTCTGTTGATGAAGCAGATACTGGGCTTTCTTCTGTTGTAGCTGTAATGGTCTTCCCTGTATTATCAGCGCTGCTGGCGAAAGACAGGGAAGTAGGAGCTACGGTCAGGAGGCTTTTTTTGTTAAGAACGCGATATTGTCGTCAGAAGCAGCAGTGGACGCTGCACCGTCTTCAATTTCAATCGTTCCACTAAGCGCAAATGCAAACGGAGTGGTGGATGCGTTCTCGAACAACGGGCGTGCGTAGATAGCCATTTTCTTAACCAATATACACTTCTCTCCGTCTTCGCTCAACAACGCAAAGCCTGCATTAATCTTCTTGCTGTTCAGAGTTACGGATATTCCGGAATACTCTTGTCCGTTTACGGAAGCAGTTGCTACCTTGTTGGCTTCTCCGAGGAAGAAACTAACCAAATCCTCGCTTATACTTGGTACAGTAGCAGCGAAAGTAATATCGCCTGCCGTACTTGTTACAGCCCAGTCCGCTTGAAGACCATGTACCTTTGTACGGTTCAACGTGGGTTCTGCTTGGGACAGGTTCAGGGAATCCACAGTAACGGGCAAGTCAAAATCCGGCTCCACTGTTGCAAAGTCAGTAATACCACCCTTTACCAGCATGATAGAAGAAAGACCGCTAAACACTTCTTTCAACTCTTGTTTTGATTTCATTGCCATAATAAAAAGTTTTAATTGTTTATTTTATGTTTATTTTATCACAAGGTCAGCCCTTATCAATGTAGCGCTAAACCCTAATCCGTCATTACCTTTCAGTGTCAGCTTTGGGTTAGAGACGGTGATGACACTGTCACTAATCGGGAACAAGGAAAGGACTTTCCCGACAAGGGCGTCCATTACATTTAAATCTTCAACGCCGCTTTTCTTTAATCTCACGTAGACCTCTACGGTGCAGTATGTTTGTACGTTTCCAAAACCGCATCCGTAAGTCGAGGAAGTCAATTGTCCTGGTAGTGATACTACTATGAAATTATCCATTTGCTTAGGAACGGCAGCGGGTCGGTCATTGGTAAACACGTTATCACTAACCGCAGTTGCTGCATTAAACAATGATTTAAGCGCGTCTTTGTATTTAAAATCCTGCTCGTATCCCATAACTTACATCGGTTTAAATGTCATCTTAGCTATGCTCTCTGCGTAATCGTATGTGTCGGAAAGCACATTCAGTCCTTTCTTGGATTCCAAATAGTTGGAATATTCAGTACCTGTGCACATTACCAACCCTATTACATCACGAGGAGACCTATAATTCTTGAGGAAATTTACAGATGTGGTTAATCCGTATTCTCCGTTGGTATCAATCAGGTTGTACTTTTTTATAGGTATAAGCCTTCCGTTTTCATAGCTTCTTACCATTATCACTCCAAGTCCGTCCCCTCTGCTCAATTTAGGGCGGGTAGCGTTCTTTAATCCTTGTGTGACAACAGCGGTTATTATTCGGGAAAGCCCGCCTCTATAATAAATTCCGACAGCCAATGAAGTCAACGTATTTCCGGTTACATTATGATATTGTGCTGATACTACTCCGTCATGCAGAAGCTTAATGGCAATCTCCGTTATCCTATCCAACATATAGCTGTCAATAACAGAATTAATCTTCTTCTTCGCGTCCTCCAAGACTTTGGCATTATCTTCCATACCTTAATTTTTAGCCAGATTGAAATATAACGTTGTTCCCATTTCCGTAGGATAGCAATCAGTTACAACACACGCTTCAAAGGTTCCGCCGTAGTCGGTAACGTCAACAAGGTCTCCCGCGATAATACCCTTCACAAGTCCGGGAATATCTATGGCGTAATCGCTTTTTATAACGTTGCTTTTCGTAAATGTTCTCAAAGAGGAGCTTCCATACTTGTTGCATTCTCCCTCATACAGAACTGTTTCCGATCCGTCTTCAAACGAGGTTTCCCCCGAAACACGATACACCTTGCATGTATGCGGAAAACGTGGATTGTTTACTTTCATAGAGGCCACCTTTTGTTCATGTTCATACCCAAGTTGACAATCTTAATAGACGATTTCTTAACATTCTCTCCATACAAAGCATATATGTCATTAGCCATTTGCCGTAAATTGCGCTTGTCATAAGCGGAACTCTCTGTACCGCCTTCTTTATGTTTCCAAACGCCATTAGCGTCCTCTACACTCCCCGTTACACTCGGAGTGCTCGCGCACCACATATAGAGATCTGCCCGGCATAAGTCCTTGAGACGCTTTTCGATTGTAGTTACATCAGAACCGGAGGTGATGCCTCTGTCAATCAATATCGTATTGATTGCGTTGTCTGTAACCTCGAAGCCGACACAGCCACGAAGGTATTCTTCAATGGTTGTGCCGGTAGTTGTATTTAGAGAATCTTTCATGGTTATTT